CATAGTTCTTTTTTCAAACTTAGAAAAATCAACTTTACGATCTAACATTGAATCTACATTTGCGAGTTCGGGTTGATGACCTATTATAGTTTCAGGTGATATGTTATACTGCATAATTAAATGAGGATACAAACTATTCAAATCATAACTCACAACCCATTCGTGAAAACCTACAATCGGATCTTTTACATAGGCACCTTCATAAGGTCTTGCACCTTCGTGTTCTTCTTTCTGTGGTATGACTATACCTTTTTCTTTTAAGAAGTTAAATATAATTGCATCCCACATTGTAACCTGTTGGAATACTTCTTGATAATTAACTTTTGCCTCGTATGCCATTGTTAAGTGTAGATCAATAAGTTTCATCTTATCATCTAGTCTGTCAACTAATTCTACATCTTGAACATTATAATCTACGAATGACTGGTAGTCCTTGGTGTACCAGTCTTTAAAACTATCATAAGGGTTATCATCTTTATACTCACCGAGTTCTACACCAGCAATATAATCTAAACGATAACTCTCTTGCCTTGAATAAGTATATTTCTTATACAAGTCTAGATAGTCTAAGGTTGATACACCAAGAATATCATAATAAGATAATTCATTACCAAATGAACCGCCTTGAGTTTTTGATTCAACAATACCCCAAGGACTTAATCTTAAAATTTCTGCCTCACCCATTAGATACTTGATACGATTTACAACATAAGTCATATCAAAGAATTTAGAATTCCAACCGGTAACAATATCAGGATCATATTCTTCCCAGAATTTTAAAAATGCCTGTAGCATTTCTCGTTCAGTTGAAAATTTTAGATAGGTAACATTGTCATTTACATAATCGCCTGTGCCGAATACGATTATTTGTTTGTCATTAAGAGACTTTACAGTTATACAAAGTATAGGTTCGATTGTAGTTTTAGGGTCTGGGAAACCGTTCTCACACATTGTTTCAATATCAATAGTTATGATATTGATTTTATCTCGATCCCATTGAATAGGACCTTTAAACTCGTCTGATATGAAAGCGTGATGGTGTCTAGTGTTGCCAAAGAATTCAAAACCAACAACACCCTCATATTGTTTCAACCACTCTCGTTGATCATAAGTAGAATCAAAAGATACTTTCTCACACGGTCTACCGTCAAGAGTTTTATACTTAGTATCTTTTTTTACTGGTACGAATAATGAAGGTTTATAATTTATTCTTTGTTTGACTCGTTTACCGTTCACGATTGCTCGTGTTAGTAATCTGCCTCTATGGGGAATAACGCTTGTGTAGAACTTCATATATTCATTATAACAAAATTTGACTTAATAGTCAAGGATTATTCCGTGATTAATCCTTTTGGTGTTTGTATCAAACCACTACCAAAATTTTTGTTATAATGATTTAGTAAATCTAAACCAGGTTCTTCTACGATAAGTACATCTTCTTTTTTTATATTGATTTCTCTTTTATCTGTGAATGGGAACCAAGGGGCAAATTGTAGTGTGCCTTGTCCTGTTTCGCCAGCACCAACAAATCCTAATGCCATTGGTTTATCCATAGTATAAGAGTCTTTCATTTCACTTACTTTTGCAATAATAAAATCGCCTACTTTTAATCGTAGGACTTTCACTTCACTTTTCGCCATTATTTTTTCCTTTTCTTGTCAACAGGAGGTAGTCTTTTACTCAATACAAATCTCCTGTTGGGATTAACACTTGCATTGAACATCCTGATAACCTCTCTATTTAAGAGGATATCTGAACCTGATCTTGGTCTTTGATCTAGTCCGAATTCTATATCTTTATATGTAAAACCGTTGAAGGTCATATCTAGTAAAATTGTTGGTCTAGTTTCTGAAGGTTCATCACCTTCAGCATTTGCACGAAAGACTCTAGATACACCGTGTTGTGGTTTAGTATATCTCTTTCCGTTATATGTCCAACTAATAGACTTGCCTTTTTTTTCAATATCTTCGGCGTGCATTGAACACGCTTTCGCACCGTTACCTGTATCTAGTTTTGCTCTGATCTTTCCCATACCGTCTATATCAACTGTTTCTAACCAACCAACTTCTACTAATGATTGTCTATCCCAGTTATCTCTATTGACTGTATGTTTGATTACATTTTTTACTAATTGTTTACCTGATAATCTACCGCCAGGATTAGGTCCTTCATCTTCTTGATAAGCATAACCTTCATAATCAGCACCAGTTCCAGGCGAACCGTTTACTTCTAAAACATATACATCTCCTTTGTGTACAAAATGATCGACACCAACCATATATGCTTTACTTGCTCTTGCCGCTCTAAGTATTATTTCAATCTCATCATCGCTTAGTTTATATGGTACCGCTTTTGCACCTCTATGAATATTTGTTCTGAAGTCTGAACTACCTCGTATTCTTTTTGTACTTGCAAATATTTTATTATCAACTACGAATGTTCTTATATCAAAATTTACATCCATATATTCTTGTATTAATAATTCAGCATTATGTTTCCAAAGTGCCTGCACGGTAGATACTAATGATTCATAACTCTCTACTTTAACAACACCGATACCTTGTGTCCCCGTTAATGTTTTTAATACAACAGGAAACTTTTTGCCGACTAACTCTAATGCGTCATCAATATTTTTTTCGTTAGATATGAATGCCGTACGAGGTGTTGATATGTTAAATTTCTCAAATAATAGTGCTGAGGTAAGTTTGTTATTACAGGTTAACATAGCATTTTTAGTATTTACCATGAAAGAACCAGAGTTTTGAAATGCAGATACGATTGATAATCCTGATTCATCTTCAACTGCACCTGCTCTTGTAATACAGATGGTATCTTTACCTATAAATTCGTGTTCACTATCTTTGCCGTCATAATTATATACAGTCAATGTATTTTTTTCTTCGTCTTTACCAGTTATTATAGCGTGTTTAGTTTCTATAAGAACACACTCTATACCCATCTCAGAGCAGACCTCTAATATAAAGTCTATTGTGATTTCTTTTTCAACCTTCTTACCTGGTTTTCTTTTCTTTAGATCAGGATTTGTTTTTGTGATAACGGCAACCGTTGTGGGTCTTTGTTTATCTTCCTTCTCTTCAGTAATAAACTCATTAAACTTAATTGGTTTCATCTACCTTTTTACCTATATTATATTTCGTTTCTAAAGACCAGTTACCTTTGTCTTTAAATGAAATAACTTTTATTTGAGACAACGGCGCTTTATTCTTAGCGTTATCTGGATTTATAATACTAATTAAACCCCAATCTGATAGTAGTTGTGCTATCGTATTTCTTCTCTCAATATCATTGTCTGATAGGTTACTATGTTTGCCATCTAGGGCAAATAATTCTTTGAAATGCACTATGAAATATCTACCTTGCTTGTGTAATATATGGCAAGATTGAAATAGTTTTTTATCTTTTCTTGACGCAACACCTATTCTTGTTAGTGTCTCTCGAACCTTCAGAAAATCATCAGGTTCTTTTAAGGAGACCTCGAGCATACTCTCTGGACTCCATTGTGTTTCCTCACTCATTTTGTTCCACCTTTAAATAATTTTTCTTTGATATATTTTATCTGATCTTTAGAGAGGATCTTTAAAGCGTCTTTTGCTTTATCATTACTGAACCCATAATACTCTTTAACCACATCAATATCCTTTAATTTAGACGCTCTCACAAACGGACTAAATCGTTTCTTTTTTCTAACACTATTTATGTAAAACTGGAATTGTATATCTTTATCTAGGGTATGATGACGATTCATCTCATTCGCCAACATAAGAGTATCAGTAAAGGCAGACATAATCTTATTGATGATGTAGGCAGGATATTTTTTTGCCCACATCTGGTCGTCCGACTTAACTAAATCCTCTTTGGTGTAATTGATTGCGTTAAGATAATGTTTTAGTTCATAAGGATTTGACATAATCTAGCATAGTTTGTGGATCAGAAACCTCATATGGGTCGCCGTTTACTCCTTGATTATTTATGCCATCCTCTACGAACATCTTTTTAACTATGCCGTTTATTATAAATGAGGAGTGTCGCCACGATCTAAGACCGAAATTAAGACTAGGTTTATCTACTAACATTCCTAATTGTCTCACTACACCACCATCACCATCAGGTATTAATTTTACATTTTTGATACCCAAATCTTTACCCCAAGCATCCATTACGAACATATCATTTACTGATAGACAATAAATGTCATCAACCTTTCCAGTGTCCATAAAAAGATTATACATATCTTCATATGCCGGTAATTGTTTACTTGAGCAAGTTGGTGTAAATGCACCTGGTAGACCAAACATAACAATTCTTTTGTTATAGAATAGATCCTCCATAGGTTTCATTACTGTATGACCATCTTCACGAAATAAAAGATCATTGTTAAATAATTTAATATTTGTTTCCATAATATAATTTTCCTTATTTAAATTTACATTGAGACATAATCTCAGTTAGGCAAGCAACAAGATTAACTTCTTGATCTGCCACAAAAGCAGACTTATAAGAATAGTCTGCCAATATTAATACAGCGTGAGGTATAGTTTCTGATTCTAAGTTCTCATACATTGTATCATATATTCGTCTGAAAACTACAACAGGATCATTATCTAAATTATTGACTACCCATTTTCTCATATTGGTAAAGTCTTTATCTTTTAATAATGATATAAGTTTGTTTAAGTTATCATCAGAAATATTTGTTAATATGCCTGTATCTATCTTGCCACTTACAGAATACCTTTGTAATTCATTTAGTATTCTTCGATAGTCAGGAAAGTGTTTGTTAATAAGTTCAGCAACAACTGCCTCATCAAAGGGTACAGATTGTTCTTTGAGAATAATACCTACTTTAGCGAATAGTTTACTTGCAAGAACAGGTTTGTCTTTGTTAGCAATTTTAAAATCTATTGTTGAAAATCTACTATGTAATGGTTCTATAAGTCTATTCTTAAAATTACAAGTAAGAATAAATCTACAATTCTTGTGGAACTCTTCTATGAAACCACGCATAGCAGGTTGAGTAGATTGTGGGTTTAAATAGTCTGCCTCATCTAGTATGACAACCTTCTTACCGCCTGATAATGATACTGTGGAGGCAAAGTTTTTGATCTTGGTTCGCAAGGTGTCAATACCAGATTCTTCAGAACCGTTGATAAACATATAGTCAGCACCCATTTGTTCACACAATGCTCTTGCAACGGTAGTCTTACCACAACCAGGAGGACCTGCAAGTAGTAAGTTTGATATCTCACCACGATCTACAAAAGACTGAAAGGTCTCTTTGATATCTGTCGGTAAGATACACTCATCTATTGTTTGAGGTCTATATTGTTCGACCCATAAGAAATCACTCATCAATTTAACTTTCCATAATATTGTTTATACCAGGTTACAAACTTTTCAATACCTCTTGTATAATGTACCTTAGGATCATAACCCATATATCTCATTGTGCTGATATCACCCCAGGTTTGCATAACCTCAGCAGGGTGTTTATCAACTAAATTATAGTGACCTTTGATACCTAAATTAGTTTCAATGGCAACTACCATATCCATAATATATACAGGTTGACTATTTGCTATATTATAGATATTACTTTTTTCATTATTACCTAATAAAACTAAGATACCATTAACGGCGTCATCAATATAAGTAAAATCTCTTTTCATTTTACCGTGACCATATATTGTTAATTTATTGCCCTCAATGATATCTTTTGTAAATGAATGAACCGCCATATCTGGTCTGCCGTAAGGACCATAGACTGTAAAAAATCTCATACCATAATGTTTAGGTATTTTACTAGATTTAAATTGACACTCATTAACATACTTAGACCAACCATAAGGACTACTAGGATGATAGTGTTCCTTTGTTGTATCTTTCCACGGCAACTCTTGACCTTCCATCACGCAAGAAGTTGACGCATATAAAACTTTTTCTATTTTAAATATTTCACAAGACTCTATTAATCTTTGTGTTACCGCTATATTATTAATTACATAATCAAGAGGATCCTCTAAAGACATTCTCACATTAGAATATCCTGCTAGATGAATAACAGCGTCAACATCTTTTATATAGTCATAGAAATCAAAATCCATAATGTCTCTTTCTATGATTTTGATATTTCTATCTTCTAATATTTTTTGCCTTGATCTTTTTAAACTAACATCATAAGTATCATTAAAACTATCAACACCAAGAACTTCGTGATCTTGACTTAATTTTAATGCAGTATGAAACCCAATAAAACCAGAAATGCCAGTTATAAAGATTTTCAAATTAACCTCCGAATGTTATTACTAAAGCAACGAACACTAAAGCAATTAATAGACAAAACATATCTTCGCCCATTAAGTCTTTTTTTCCCATAGGATCCTCTCCGTGCTTATTAAGTTTTCTCTTTCTCATTCGTGTTCGCCACCTTTACCTCTAAAACTTGTAGATATTCTTTCTTTTCTTACTTGTCTAAAGTAGATTGCAGTTAGTACAGTCATTGTGATAAGAGCAGCGTGAGCAAATGCTGATATACCAAAAGCGTAGATACTCTCTACAATATAAATGCCGAATACAGCAGACCACATCCACGCTAACACCTGCATAGACATAAACTTAACTTGAAAAGGTAAATTTTTCAAGGCATTCTTCTTAGGATTCATTATAACATCATATTTGTCTTTTAAATCATTCATATTATCCTCAGTATTTGTTAAAGTGTTTTATTAAAGACTCTAGTTTATCTTCAGCGTGTGCTAAATGTTCTAGTTTCTTTTCAGCAGTAGCAATATAATCAATATGCTCAGCGACACCAATAGGATTACGCAAAAAGACCTCTAGGTCTGATCTTGCTGTCTCTACATCTGCCTCTAGTTTTTTCTTTAATGCGTTTGCTATCATTTGTTTATTTTACTATCTGGTTCTAGTGCAATCCAATACTCAATAGGTTTCACTTTATTTTTAAAGTGTGATATTGATTTACTAGAAACAGCAACATCATAATCACCTGGTACGATCTTTAGATTCTCAATCTTAAAATTAAATGTGAAGTCAGCATTTGCAGTACCCACAGTTTCTTCATAAGAGTTTGCAGAATTCTTTTTATCGTGAACTTTTAGAACTAAGTCATCACCAGATTTACCAACTAATGATAGATCAGGCAACTTCATAATCGCTGACATTTTCATAAGTTTTGAAAGCACATCATTCTTTAATTCAAAAGAAACCTCGGCGTCTGGCATTACAACTTCTTTTTGAGGTGCAACTACCACACTTTCATCTGAATAATAATATTTTGCCTTAGACTTTGAACCTTCGGTACCAACAGTCATAAATTTTTCATTACTCATATCAATATCAGGTTTATCTATTGCAGATACAATACCTAATAATTCTGATAGATCATATATAGCAAACTGTTTATCAAACGACTCAGTTATCGTTGCCTTTGCTAATA